CCGCCCCATAGGTGACTCATGAGCGACATCATCCCGTTTGCTGACATGCGCGCGATGGCTGACGTTGCGGCCAAGTCTCGCATGTTTGGCTTTAAGTCTGCCGACGAGGCACTGGCAATCATGCTTCTCTGCCAGGGCGAAGGGTTGCATCCGGCCATTGCCATGCGTGACTATCACGTGATCCAGGGGCGCCCTGCGCTCAAGGCTGACGCGATGCTCGCACGCTTCCAACAAGCGGGCGGGTCTGTGAAGTGGACTAAGTATCAGGACGATGTTGTGAGCGGTGTCTTCGCGCATCCTGCCGGCGGGGAACTGGAAGTTACTTGGACCATGGCGCAAGCCAAGGCTATCGGCCTTGCCACCAAGGACAACTGGAAGAACTACCCGAAGGCAATGCTGCGCGCTCGCTGCATTAGCGAAGGCATTCGCACGGTTTACCCGGGCTGCATCGTCGGCGTGTACACGCCTGAGGAAGTGCAGGACATGGAGCCTGCGCGCGATGTTAAGGCGACTGTCGTTGAGGTTACGCCGCCTGCTGAAACCTATCCGGTCATGGTGCCGGGCGGCGGCATTTACTCCAAGGCCAGCACGATTGACGGTTGGGTCAAGGTGTTCAACGAACTTGCTGGCAAGGTGCTGTTCTCCGACAAGTTGAGTATCGAGGAGAAGGGCGAGAAGATGCGTGGGCTTTGGGCTGCAAACAAGGAACTGATTGATAGCCTGCCTGCGACTGTTACTGAACAACTGAGAAAGGAACTTGCAGATGAGTAATGCGTATCAACACAAGCCCGGCACGGGTTCCATCAGCGCACGCGGCGAGAAGCCGAACGAACGCTCCCCTGACTACAAGGGCGAGATCGTGCTGGATCAGGACTATAAGGCCGGCGATACCGTGAAGTTGAACGGCTGGATCAATACGTATCAATGGGGCACACGCGTTGGTCTGCGCATTGATAACTGGAAGCCTGATCCGAACTACAAGAAGCCCGAGTATCCGCGTGAGGTGCGTGGCAAGGACGAGATTCCTTTTAGCTTTGCATTAATCCTGCCGTTCCTCGGTATGGTTTGCTGATGCCAAACTCACGCACCAAGGGCGCGGCCTTTGAACGCGAGGTTGTGAACATTATCAAGGAGGCGCTTGGCGAACAGGTCAAGCGTAACCTCGATCAATGGCGCGACGGCGGGCATGACATCGCGCTCGGGCCTTATCTGATCGAGTGCAAGCGCAGGGCAAGCATCGCAGTCTATGAATGGCTGGATCAATGCACGGACGCCTGCAAAGGTCAGAAGACGCCCCTGGTGATTGCGCGCGGCGATAGGCGGGAAGCGGTGGTCATTATGCGCCTGACCGACTTCCTGCCGCTGCTGAAGGACAAGGGAGAAAAGGAATGAGCGAGATCGCAGATAAAATCTACGCCGCCACCGGGCTGACGCTCAACGCAGAGGCGGCGGCAAAGGTTGCGCATATGATACGGCTGGCGCGCCAGGAAGCCGCCGACGAAATCGAAAAGCTGCGGGAGGCGCTGCGCGGTCTAATCGAATATGTAGAAAAAGAACAATGTGATCATTTAACTTTGAGGCGCGGAACGTTTTGGACATTTTGTGATAATTGTGGTGGGAAATGGGCCAGCGATGAGTGGGATTTTAGACCACCAAAAAAAGAATTAAAAGAAGTGGCGACCGCCCGCGCGGTGCTGGGAGAAAAGGAATGAGATGGAATGGCAAGCTAACCCAGGAACAGGTTGAGGCAATTAGGGAGCATCCCTTGCCAGCCATCCATATAGCCAAATACTTTGGCGTATCACCGCGCACAATCCGAAACGTGCGCAACTTCGACACTCACAAAACAAAGGGGACTATCCATGGCAAAGAAGCCAACCAGCACTAAAAAGCCAATCGCGGTTAAACAACAAAAGCCGCCCAAAATCTTCCTGGCAACGCCCATGTACGGCGGGCAATGCTACGGGCATTACGCGCAGTCAGTCTATCAATTCCGCGATGTAGTCAGAGAACGCGGCTGGGACATGGTTTTCAGCTTCATGTTCAATGAGTCACTGATCCAGCGCGCACGCAACGGCATGACGCATCTGTTCCTGAAATCAGACTGCACTCACATGCTGTTCATTGACGCCGACATCCAATTCAATCCGCACGAAGTCGCGGACATGATCGTCGCCGACAAAGACGTAATCTGCGGCATCTACCCAAAGAAAGAAATCAACTGGTGGTCTGTGGATAACGCGGTCAAGGGCGGCGTGCCTTGGGACAAACTCAAAGCCTACACGGGCGCGTTCGTGATCAACCTTCTCTCAGGCGAAGGCAGCATCACCATCGCCAACAACCAGCCGTTTGAAGTCGCAGCCGCCGGCACAGGCTGTATGCTGATCAAGCGGCAAGTCTTTGAGAAGCTAAAGAAAACAACCAAGACCTACACCAACGACATTACCGATTTGTCAGGTCAGCTTGGCAACGAGAAGATTTACAACTTCTTTGATGTGCCTATCTGCCCTGAGAGTAACCGGCTTCTGTCAGAGGACTACGCCTTCTGTCACGCGTGGCGCGCGATCAAAGGCAAGATATACGCGGCGCCATGGGTAGGGCTGACGCATATCGGCACCTATCAGTTTGATGGCAGGGCGATCCCCGCACCATGAGAAACCGCCGCTTAGACCCTGACTACGCTCTGGCCTTCTTGCTGCTGGCGATTATCTTCACCGTCGGCTTCGTTATCGGCGTAGTCATGAGCCTAGCCTGGAAGGTGATCTTCTAGCGTTTTGCTGTGCGGGCGCTCTTGCGGAAAGAAGATGCCGTAGGGGCGCCCTTGCTGCCGGGCTTGCGCATACGCTCGCCAGAACCCGCCTTGATGCGTGCGCGCTTGGCATGGATGTTAGCATAGAGACCGGGTTTCATCTGCACTTCCACCTTCTCAAAGAGGCACGCGCCCGAGTAGCAGGGCCTTTCGCCTTGCGCACAACGCCCTTCATGCGGGCGCAGAATGACTTACGGCGCGCTGCATCGCGCTTGGTCTTTACCTTGGTGACCGGGGCCTTCAGCTTGGAGCCTGTGGCGCGGTTGTACTTCGCGCGCCCCTTGGCGGTCAGGCCAGCACCTTCACGCGCCGGCAGCTTCTCGCCACGCCCTACGGATAGGTTTGCCATTACTTCCTCACCATGTTGTTGATGGCGTCCGTCTTCTCCTTCGATCCGGCACTCGAACCGAAGTAATACGCCACCACGCCACCCCAAGCCGTGCCCAAGGTGCCTAGCATCACTAGCATGGCTTCAGACCCGCCGTGTTGTGGTAAGCCGTTGCGCAGCATGTAGAACAACACGCCGAAGTAACCGACTGTGATCAAGCCGGCCAAAATCTTTGGCGTCCAATCTTTGACCTTAATCTCACGGTTACGGGCGCTGTCACGATCCGAATTGGCAATGCGCTCTAGGTCAATGTCCAACTCGCGCATCTGCACCGCGAAATCTTGCTCGGCCTTCTTCAAAGCCAACAACTGCTCTGGCGTCGCCCTTTCCGCCGCTTGCAGCAACTCGACCTCAGAACCGTCAGGCTTGCCCAACAACGCCTCAGAGATAGCTTTAGTTGCCATACCCGCCAACGGACCGCCTACCGCTGACGCGATGCTCGGGGCTACCGTTTTGACTAGGTTGAGTAACTTATCCATCTGACCTCGCAAGCATGAAACTGAGGTTGGGGTGGCGCGGATAGGTGACCACACGCTCGCCCTCAGGGCATTTGTACTTAATGGTAGCTAACAAAGTCGCGCGCCCGGGCGCAATAGTTTCTTTGTCTGATAAGGTAAGAAGGTAAGTAAAGGTGTCTATCTCCGGGCTGGCCGGGCCTGTGAAGCGGGTCATGCTCGGCGTCGCCTGATGGATCACACCCGCGCCGTCACGCACCGTCACCTCAAAGCCTTCCACCGAACAGTCATCGCGGCGCTTGATACGCGCAACAGTTACCGTGATGGGTTCGCCCACTTTGGCCGGTTCGATCTTAAAATGCTCGGGCGCCCAGGTGATAATGTCGTTCTTGAAGAACCCAAACTTCTCGCCGGCTGTGTACCCGCCCACCATCAGCGCAAACGCGGCTGTGGCGAACTGAAGAACCGGCGTTAGCTTGGGTAACTCCATGTCATGCCTTCATCATCAACATGGCTTCTTCCAGCACTTCATTGACGCGCCGGCCCCATCCCTTGCCGAAGGTCTCCCAATGCGGCAACGCCTGTAAGTAGTGCAACCGCTTGGCTTGATACTGGTCAATGACCTTAGGCAGCGTTTCACGTGAAACATGCTCCAGCACGGCGGCAACGGTCTTGTGCCCGATAGACCCGTCCGCCTCCGCACCAACCAAGTCCTGCAACATCTTGGCTGCACGCCCTGGTCCGCTGTTCACGGCGAAGTCAAAGACGCAAAAGTCCAAGCCGCCGGGGAGGTCATCACCGCGCACCTTGTCCCAATACTGCTTGCGGTAAATCTCGCACAACTGCGTGTCGCTGATCATCTTCAACTCGTCCACACTAGCCTTGCGGCCCAGGTACAAGCTGAAGGTAGCAAGGGTAATTCCCTTGTTCGTGGCGCCGCCCGGGTCTTTCGGATGTGATACGAAACCGCCCTCGTGCCGCAACGTAAGCCCCAAGGCTTGCGCAAAGTTTATCTTCACAAGCCCTCGCCCGGGGTTATGTAAATTTCTGCATTGTTGTGTTCCGCAATAGCAGAAACATACACCGTCTTTGTCGAGCTGGTCTGCGGACCCGAGATCACAAACTTGGCGTTTACCGGGACAGACATGGTGTTGCCGGGCGTGCCGCTGATAGGCAGCGTTGCCGCCACGTTGGCGTTACCCACGCGCACATAGACCGGCTTGTTCGAGGCGTCGTGGTTGCCGAACAGGTACTGGTTCGACGGGCTGACCGCTGTGACAGCAACCGTCACCGCCGTGTTAGCCGTGGGCAACACAATCTTGTAGGTATTGCCCATCGGTTGAAAGGCAATGTTGTTAGCCACGGTTTTTCTCCGGCTTCGTAGTCGGGGACTTCTTGGGATCGTGCGACCCGCCAAAGCACCACATGCTATTGAAACCGCCAGGAGGCACCTTGCCCGGGGTGAAGTAACCACCGCCCAAGCCGTAGGTGTCCTGGGGAATTTGCGGCCTAATCGGCCTCAGAGACTTTTCCATCACGCTTCCTTTCCCGAAGACTCGGAATGAAGACGGCTAGTCCGAACGCGCCGGCCATAGCCATACGCTCCCACGTGGGTTCGTACATCGCCCAACATGATAGCGCAAAAGTCATGAACATTGCCAGAATTGAAAAGACCCGCTCTGAAAGAACTTCGAGAGCGATCCTGATAACGCGCAGAGTTAAATCCATGGTGTTTGTCCCCAAATTTACACCGAGGACAGTACATCATTTACGCCTCGTCGTCATCACTATTCATGAAACCCGACCCCCATTCGTCGAGGTCTGCCTTCTGTTTCAGTGCTTCTAGCTTGATAACCCTATCAATAACCTTGGTTTTATCGGTCAAGGTTGCTGACGGATCAGCCATAACTTCCTGCAAAAGTTTGGCAAGGGCCTCCTCCAAAGCAGGATTCAGCCCCTTAGACTTCTTAGCCACGCGCGGACTTCCTGCCCTTGCGCGCCGTGGACAGGCTGGCCGCTACCGCCTGACGCTGGGGATAACCCTCACGCATCATCTTGCGGATGTTCTTGCTAATGGTCTTTTGGCTTCCGCCGAGTTTCAAAGGCATCTTTCAATCCCTGAACATGCGCCGGAACCTTGCCGGCCCTATGCCAAGCAATCCCGCTCCAGCAAATCCCGCAGCCGCTCCAGCCGCGCCAAACACTCGATCACGCCAACGCTGCATCACTGCTTGCGCTGCCTTGCGCGCATCCTCCGCATCCTTTGCAGCCTTGGCGCTGGATTTGAAGGCGTCGTCAACGGCCTGCATTTCCGTGACCAACCGCCCGTAGTCAGCGTCGCTCACTAATTGCGCCCGACGCAAACGATCAATGGCCGGGCGAACCGCAGCAACCGTTTCTCCAGGGGCAGCGCGCTCAATATCAATTTGCGCAGTGCGTAAGTCGTTTTGAAGTTTGCGAGCGGTTTCTGGCTCTTGAGCGATCCGTTGCCGTTCTCTTGTCAGACGAGTTTCGGCTTCACGCGCGCGCTGCGATGAGGCGCGAGCAATATCCTCGGCAGTTTCAAGACCGCTTACCGCAGCCTGCTGGCGGCTTTTCGCCGCAGAAATCAATGAGCGACTAGGTGCTGCGCGCATTTGCGCCGCCTCAATACCACGCACCGAAGCACGTGCTTCACGCACCGCAGTCTCGGCATTTTCCATGGCAGTTTGAGCGGTGCGACGCGCTGACCGGATATTGGAAAACTCGTCATACAAACCGAGTGAACGCAATGGGCGTTCGTTGGCCCGTAAAAACGCGCCTAATTGATCGACTGATGGAACGCGCCCCGCGCCGAACAATTCGCGGTTGAAGTACATTCTGGCAGCATTAACCAACTCAGGATCACGTGCGATTAACGCCTCAAACACGGGATAACCGCCGCGTGCCTTTGTCAGCATTTCGCCAACAACATCAGCCGCAGACATCAATTCATTCTGCGTCCGAACGTCGCGGGAGAAAAGGCGACGCAAGGCGCCGCCAACTTGCATTTGTCGAAAATCAGCCGGTGAAGAAAGCCGCGCAAATGTTTCCAGGGCTTCCCCGTAAGGGCGATGCGCTTTAGTGGCAGCGTCCTTCACCATATCTGTGATTTTACTGATATGATGGATAGCCGCCGCCGCATCACCCATCTGACCATTCTCGAACGTGATGCGTTTTGTTGACAAAATGCGATTCAAATACTTTCGCAAGCTGTCAGCCGCCTCCACGCTCAAAGCGCGCATTGGCTCCTCTGCGCCTTCCTCCATGGTGGTCAACTGCTGACGGATGGCACGCAATGATGCAGCAATGGAAGGGTCACGTGTTTGCCGCAACGTCTGGTCAATGTACGCTTCAATTTGTGTGGTCGGAACAATCGGGTCAGCACCAGCACTAGCTATTGCTTTACCAAAGCCCGCCGAGCGTTCACGCGCCTTTTCAAACTTTTCATTTAAGTCCCGAACAGTGCGGCGCAAACGATCACCAAAATCTGCTGCATCTTGCCCAGGGCGCGACAAAAACTCATTTTGCAAACGCTCTATCTCATTGGAAATACGCAGCTTTCTATCTTCTGCCGCAGCAATGCGCTCCAACGCTTCCGCCTTTGCCGACTCAACACTCTTGCCGGCAGCGCGCGCTTCTGCTTCAGCGGCGGCAACATCATCCTGCAAACGCCGCGTAACACGCCTACGCAATTCCTGAACCTCGGTTGGGTCCAACGCACGGTTTTGCGCACGCGCTTGAGCAACAGCATCACGCTCGGCAATTTGCTGCAACGCACTATCAATTTCGCTCAAACGCTTTTGTGCCGCAGCAGCCTGCGCTTGTGTTTGCTCGACGGTTTCAGTTATGCGGCCACTTGCCTCACGTTCAAGTCTAGCCGCACGCGCTTCAGCTTCCGACACAGAACGCTTTGCGGCTTCTTCCGCGCGGGTTACGGCACCAGTTGCTCTTGGCAGTCGAGATATAAGAGAAGGCAAACCAATACCAGTAGCCAATTCACCGGTAGTGCCCGCAAGTCCGGCCACTTCAGGGCTGGCGCCGGCACGCAATGCGCCTTGCTCGGCTGCTGCTCCAGCGGCGCCCGCTGTTGCGCCCAAAGCTGCACTAGACGAACGAGGGATGCGAGGTGCAGCCTCTGTCAAAATTTTACCCGCCGCCCTTACTGGCGCAAACGGCACCAACTGCATTCCACGCCCCAACATCCCTGCTGCTTCAGGCGCGAAAAATCCCATAATACCGCCCTCAGTTGGGCGTCGAGTAAATGACTCAGTAAATGATTTGGCATCTTCAGCAGCCCTGCGTGCGCGCGGGCTTGGCCCGCCAGCGGGTTGCCGTTCTGGTCGCGCCTCTGGTGCCGGGGTTGTTGAAACAACGCCCCAATCATCTTGAGCCTGATTGGCTCGTGCTGGAGTGGTTTCTACAACGTCCCATTCGCTCGCCATTATTCAACCCTCACAGGGGAACCATTTTGAATGCGCCACCTTTGCCCGTTACGGAAAGTGCGTTCTTGCCCCTCATTCATACCTTCAAAGGCAGACGCCGGCGGTTGAGAGGTTTGAGACTGCGAAGTCGGCGGTGCAGCAGGAGCCGGTTGCCCGCGTTCCGGCGGCATTAGACCACCCGACCTCACATACTCGCGCGCCTTGTCATTTACTGTTGCTTTGATTTGAGCAAGGCGATCATAGGAAATGCCATAACGGCGCATGGCCGCAATGTCATCATCCGCAAGACGCTGATAAACGGCTGGCGCAGATTCGGGAGTCAAGCCTTCAAGGCCAATAACACCCTTCTGCAAATTTAATTCTGTCACCAACATGCGACTGCCACCTGACGCGGCAAGTGCGCGAGCGTTAATAACGTCAACCGCCAACTTTGCAATCTGACGCGCTTTTGTTACCGCATCTGCTGGCCCTTCTATTGTCTGATTATCAATCGACGAACCAAACAACGAACTCACAAATGAACCAAAATTGGAACCCTGTTCATTCCCGCCATAACGTGACGGGTCCAAAATTTCCAAACGCCGAATAATTCTTGAAGCCAAACCCGCTGCTTGTGGATTGCGGCGCACTTCCTCCGCCAAACGGCTACTTAATTCCGCTGACTCAATACGCGACGTAACTGCTGGAATTTCTCGCGTTCCCAGGTTTTCCACTTCTTCCGGGGTCATGTAATCTTCAAGCAATCGGATTTGACCACGAACGTCAGCGCGTTGCCGCGCCATAGTGGCACCACCCGGCGTTGTCGCTGATCGTGGCGGTGGCGCCTCAACTGCTTGTCCATTTTGCATCAACAGTGAACCATCCCGCTGCGCGTAATAATAGCGTGTGGTTCCATCTGCTTGACGTTGAGGCACTACAATCGGAGCCTGATTACCAACTTGGCCGCGATAACGCTCAAGCTGCATGTTGGTGTTTTGAAGGCTCTGCAAGAAACTCAACATCCCTTGCATACCTTGGCGCGAAGCCGCCGCACCAGCGATAGAAACACCATAACGCGCAGCAACCTCACGCGCACGCGCAATCCCGGCATCCATGTCAGTCTTAGCTAGATCAAGCGCGTCCTTGAACTCACGCTCTAACGCTTGGTTCTGCGCCTGCACACGCCGCATTTCGACATCAAAATTCTGCCTCTCACGGTTGTAAAGGTCCGACCTACCCTGACGCCAACCCTGCAACATGCCGCTCATGGCGTTCATCGCGCCGACGGCAGACCGCTTACCCGCAGTGCCGGTCATCGCCGCCGTCACACCCAACAAACCAAACAGGGTGCCGATAGACAGGGCGTTTTCTTGCGTCGGCACAAAGTCAGGCGTCTGCACATAACGCTCGCGCATACGCGCCAATTCTTGCCGCTGCGTTGCGGCATAACCCTCACGCGCCTCGCGTTCACCGCGTGCCAAAGCTAGGTCGCGTTGCGCGGCTGCTCCGCCCGTGCCGTCACGCTGCATACGCTGCAACAACTCGTACTGCGCCTCGGCCCCTGCCCGCATACTTTCGGGCAACTGCTCTACCGCAGCCGCAATGGTTGGGTCGCTAATGCGTGACTGACGCGGGGGCCTTGGCGTTGGTGCTGACGGCACGCGTTCAGACGGAGGCACGCGAAACTCTGGCGGCACACCGGCTGTCCTTGCGGCACGCGCCTGATATTCAGTGTCGAGGTCCGCTAGATTGTCTTCAACCGGAGCGTTTAAAACTTCAACCATGACTTACCTCGCTTGTGTCGCCGCCGACATGCTTGAAACAACCGGGCCAGCTAAAGTGTTGGCAAGGTTAGTGAAGAAGTTTGTGCTCGCCTGATTCAGCGCCTGATCCGCCTGCATCCCGGTCTGGATAGCGCCACGCATGTACTGATCACCAATGTTGGCAACACGCAAGCCAAGGTTCATCTGGTTAGTCAGAAGCTGTGAGCGCAACCGCTCCAGGGTTGCCGTTGCCTGCACAACCCCGACGCCACCCGTGCGGGACGCCTGTTGAGCAATCCTAGCCTGCGCCGCTTGATAGGCTTGAGCAGAAGCGGGCGACAACTCACCGCGCTTTGCTTGATCCATAAGGGTGCGGCCCTCTTGCTGATACGGAGCCGCCATAGCCGCTAAATCTTGCCGGGTACGCTTTGCTGCACCAGCACCGCGCATTTGCATCAAACCACCAAGACCAGCGCCGCCAAGGCCCAAGCCTAAACGTGCGAGCGTTGCCGGGTCTTGAAGCTGCTTGCCAAGGCTAGTCGTTAGACGATCCACAAAACCGCGCTGTGGGCCGGCTTCCTGCCGCGCAGTCTCTATTTCGCCTGGAGTCAGGTCGGGATAAGCCGGGGCAGGCCCACGGAACTCCGCCGGAGTAATTGGCATTTGACCGCCAGGACCAGCCGCAGGCGCCGACAGAAAATCTACCCCAGGTTGAAATGACGCTTCACCACCGCCGCCAGGAACTAATTCCTGAGTAAATGCGCCTTCGCTATACACAGGGCTTGTGTAAGCATCATAACTTGATCCTGCGTCAAATGCCTGGGCCGGGGCTTCAGCAAAGGACGCAAAATCCAACTCCTCGAACTCGGGCAAGCCCGTGTCAGGATTGGTTGTGCCGCTACCACCTTGCTGCTTGAGCATACGCGCTTCACGCGGGGTGATGTGCGCAAGCACCGTGTCTCTCCCTCGGCCCCGAGAGCGCAAGATTTGAGCCATCGCCTTGAGGTCAAGGTCGCCCATGGCATCAGTGCGTAGAACCTTGGAGAGAATTTCCATCACAGCAATCCTAGAGCATCGGCAAGCCGTAGCGTTGCCTCGTTCCAAACCTGATTCTTATTACCAAACCTCGACAGGATTACGCCAGAAGTCGCAGGGTCGAGGCCGGCAGACAATACGGGCTGCGACGCCGCCTGACGCTGGACCGTGGGCGCAATGCGCGGATCGGTGACAATCGGGCTGATGCGCACTTGCTCCTCGCGGCGCCTACCGGGCGGTTGGGTAACATCCCGCCTGCCTGTAGTCTCGCCACCGCCAGTAGTACCGCCTGTCGTGCTTGTGCTGGTTGACGTTCCGCCGCCCGCTTCGGCACCTCCGCCGCCTCCGCCACCACCACCGCCAGAACCACCGCCCTGCCCGAAAGAGGTAAGGGTAGTGCCAGGACCAGAGGTCGCGCCAATGAGTGTAGTATTTCCAAAGCCTGTGCCGGCCATACCAGTACCAGTACCTGTGCCCGTGCCTGTTCCGGTAACGCCTGTGCCTGTGCCTGTACCAGTGCCGGTAACGCCTGTGCCCGTACCAATAGTGCCAGTGCTGGTAACGCCCGTTTTATCGCCGCCAAAAGTTGTCAGCACATTGTCGCCCGTTGCGGTCTTGTCACCGCCAAATGGCAACAAACCCGTCGTTTCTAGTATCGCTCTGTCGGCTTCTGTGACGCCACCGGCACCGAAAGGCACAACTGTTTTGCTGCCGCCCACACCTTGCTCGGCGCCAAATGTGAACAAGTCGCGCAAAACATTAGCAGACTCAGAAGCGCCACGTTCATATTCTGCCGCACCAGCGCCCTCATCCGGCACAATCTCTTGCGTAAATGTTCCGCTTTTGGGGGTAGTCTCATAATCACCAATAACTTCAACATCTTGGTCGCCGCCAAACTCGCCAGCACCCTCATCAATTTGACCCGGACCGCCATTACCGCCAATTTCGGCGCTCAAAGGCGTAGTCAAGTATTGTGCGGCGTTAAAACGCGCTGCGGCTGCGGCGTCACCAGCCGACGCGCCAGCAATCATGTTGTTCAAAGTTTGCTCTGGCGAGGCGCCCGCTGCCATTTCGCCGGTCCAATACGCCAAACCAGCGGCTTCGGGAGGGCGCCCAAACAATGCTTGGTAAGCGTTTTCCACAAACTGTTCGTTGGAAACAGGTTGCCCGCTAGCAGTGCCTGCCAAAGCGCCGGCGAGTTGGCCACGCTCTTGTGCGTTCAACGCCTGCGCACCAGTTGGCGCAGCAGTACCAGTACCAAAAAGAGTGTTGGCAAGATCAGTTACATACGGTCTAGCAATGGAACCAACCAAACCAGAACCAGCCCCGGTCAACGCGCCAGTGGCAACATCACCGCCGGTCACAGCCGCCGAACCGCCACCCGCCAAAGCACCGCCAACAGTGCCGGCCACAATGTTGCGCGTGTCACCAGCCGCTACGCCAGAATAATTCAAACCGGCTGTGACCAAAGGCGTCGCAGCGCCAGTAATAGCGCCAACCGCTGCCCACTCGCCAATGTTTTGATCCTGTACGGCAGCGCCGGTTGCGAACGCCGTTCCACCTTTAGACGCTTCGACCACTGCTTTTGTTAGATCGGCATCAACCGAACCAGCGACAGTGCTCAAACCCAATTCCGCAGCAAGCTCACCACCAGCACCAGCGCCCACTATGCCGGCGCCGCCTGATAAGGCACCAACAGCACCGCCAGTTAAAGCGCCTTCTAATATATCATCGCCAACAAGACAGCACTGCCAATAATCGTTGTTGTTGCCGCCGCGCCAGTAAGAGTTGCCCCAACAACCGTGGCAGCGCCCGCAGCCGCCAAACCGCCAGTAGCTACAGTCGCAACAATCGCAACGCCAATAACGACCGTTTCTTCAACACTGCCGCCCATTAGAGTGTTGCCTCCACCAGATAAACAGGTTTCATTTTACGGTTAATCAACTGCATATCCTGACGTATTTCGCCCTGAATACCGTTGCGTTTCTGCATCTGCAACAGCAAATTTGCCATCGCTTTGTCTTCAATAATTGTTGTGAAACCGCGATAGCCCAATTCACGCAAAGTATTGGGCAACACCATCATGCGCTTCGCTGTTTCGCTGAATGGCTCGGCTGAAAACATGTGGATTTCTACAATACCCTCAGGCAACATTTCGCCACGGCTGTTGTACCGAAACACCAAAAAAACCGTGTTGCCAATTTGAACGGGTTTTGCCACGCCACCTTTAATTAACTTAGCAAGGTTCTCAATAAAGGCATCAACCCTCTGCCTGTCGCCTAATTGATTCATTAGGGTTTCACGCAAAACAGTTACCGTGTCTTTGCCTCTGACGGGGCTACGCCCGCGCGGTTGTGCCAATGCTTGTGACATCACGTAAGCCCCAATCTCTCCGCTATCTGCTGGTGAATAGTCAGGTGCAGCGATAGCCAGTTGTAAAACTCCTCCTCCTTATCCCACGCATCGTCTTGGAGGTTGAACGGATTGGTCAGGTCCAACAACGAAGCAAAAGCCTGATGCTCTACCTGATGCGCCTGCAACCAATCGTCCAAATTTGCGGGATCGGCATTAGCCAAAGGATACGCCGGAACTACTATCCCTTGCGAGTAAAAAACTTCTCTGAACGTCTTGTGCTGGACAAAATTAGCAAAAAGCATTTCGTCCAGACCGTCCAAGTCGCCAAACTTAACATCGCTAAGGGAGTCAAAATCCATCGGTCATACACCGTAATAGGGTATCTTTTTATCGACACCCCCTATCTGAATGACGATGTAACCCTCTGGAACTAAAGGCAAACTGCTTGTGGCAAACGTTGCATTAGCGGCGGTGGTACCACTGAGATTGGGATACGACAGAGTAAGGTTGCCCACATTCGTCGTGGTAGAACCAAGGGTAAGGGTCGCGTTTCCCAAGCCAATAGTGCTGTTAGCAAGATTAGCATTAGCAATGCTGATGCTGGCGTTTGCAGCCGCCGTTAACCGCCCCTGCGCATCCACTGTAAAGGTTGCAACAGTGTTGGCGCTACCGTAGCTGCCAGCCGCGACAGTCGTATTTCCAATGCTGATGGAAACATTGCTCGCGCTAGTAATGCGCCCCTGCGCGTCCACCGTAATCTGGGCAACATTCGTCGCATTACCATAGGTGCCGGCACTTACAGCGGTGTTGGCAAGGCTAATGGTGCCAGTCGTCGTAATCGGACCGCCGGTTAAACCTGTGCCCGTCGCAACATTGGTAACTGTTCCGTTACCGCCTCCGCCACCTAATGTATTTGCGACCTTCAGCATGGTTCACAGTCCGTCGCCTGGGGTGATGTAGATAACCGCCGTGTTCGCGCCCGTAATGCCAGTGAAGTAGGCATTGGGCACAAAGGTAAGGATTTCGTCGGTGCCAGGAAGTAGGGGAAATGAAGCCTGCGAGGAGGTAACGACCACCGCATTGTTGCTCGCCTCCGCCGCCGTTGACCCGTACCCCAGGAACACCGTAACCGTGCCGTTGTTAATAATGCGGTATTGGTTGCCGCCAAGGCTGGTGGACGCCGCCTGCACCGGAGAGGGCGCGGTTGTATTAGCGGTGAAGGTCACCGTGTTGCCCATCTTCGTGAAGGCGTTAATGCCCATCTTAGCTTCCTTTCTTGGCCGACTTAGACCGCCACTTTCGTATCAAACGCTTAACCGTCTGTGTTTCCCAGATACGGATGACAGACCACACTATACTGAATAATGCAGCCATTGCAGGCAAAATCTGCGCAAGAGTACCAACCACGGTGGCAATACTTATGGCATCAACAACGGCTTTGGCGTGCTCTGGCGTATCTGTCTGCATTAGGCACCGCCAGGGGCTACAGGCCAATCAATGTTCGCGGGAAAGCCAGATTGCTGTGGAACGTCGCGCAAGGCTTGCCGATATGATGCCCACTCAAAATCTAATGGCGCACTAGATTCGGCGGCTTTTGTAACAACCCAATCACTGCTCGTGAGCAGAGCATTTCTTTTTTTCCTAGCTTCCGCTGCAAGACGATCATTTTCGCCAGCAGCCCAGGCAGCGTCTTCAGCGTCGCGCCGCGCTTCTTCTTCAGGAGTGAAGGGAATGGGACCTTCAGCAGTCATGTGATGACGAGGCATGTCCTCTAGCTCCTTAACTATTTTTAATGCCATAAAGACGGAAAGTGCCAGACACTATATTTCCAGTAGCAGCCAGAAATCGCACGCCCGTTACTGCGGCAGTGCTATTCCCATAGGTTCCTCCGGCAGCAATAGTACCAGCAGCGTTTGCCGATTGATTTGAAGTTTGAAAACCCGTCGCTGAAATGCCTTTTTTAAAATTTGTACCTGATGGATTGTAAACTTTAACTTCAAAACTTTGCCCCGAGTTTACGTTGGCTGCATTAGCATTTGATATTGTTATAAAACTACCGCTGCCTGCGGCCCAAACTAAGCTAGAGCTGGCTGAGTCTGTATAAGCATAAGTACCGTTATAACTTGATGTTTGATATGTTCCCCCACTTTTCAATCGCACATTAAGTGATGTCGTATTTTCAAGCCTGACGTCCACAGCAATAATTGCATACACATCGTATGTACTATCGAACGTAGTTTCAACACTAACGGTTGCACTATTGGCGGCAGTGACAGTTGAAAGATAAATCATAGAGCCAGCGCCACCAGCAGCGGCAGTGCTAACCCAAGCAGTACCATTGCTAGATAAAACATTGCCGTTTGTTCCTGGCGCAACAAATTGCACTGCGTTAGTGCCATTACCAAGAATTACATTGTTGGCAGTTAAAGAAGTCGCGCCTGTACCGCCTTGAGCAACAGTGACAGGTGTAGAAAGACTACTAAGCGTTGCATTAGTGAGCGTGAGGTTACCCACCGTTGTCGCAGTGCCACCAATGTTGATCGTTGTATTGCCAATGGTAACATTGCCTGTAGCCGCTGCCGGAGCCTGACTAACCCAACTTGTGCCATTGCTGGAAAGCACATTGCCATTTGTTCCAGGCGCAACAAACTTAACCGCATTGGTCCCATTGCCGAGCACTACGTTTTCTGCCGTCAGAGATGTTGCGCCCGTTCCGCCCTGTGCCGCCGTGATAGGCGTGGACACACTGCTAATGGTGACGTTAGCAAGCGTCATGTTGTTCAGCGTGGTGACCGTGTTCCCAAGCTGAATCGCCGTGTTTCCAAGCGTAATGGCCGTCGCAAAGTTGTTGTCCAACTGCGATAGCGGAATGGCTGTCGTTGCGTTCGCAAACGTATTGGGTACAGGCATCTTAGAACCTCGCTCTCATTTCGTGTTCCAACTCCAACGTGTGCAAAACCATGTTCACATCCGTACTGGTAATTGTGAAACCTAGGTATTTTCCATACTGTTGAGCATCTGACTTATACAACTGATACCCCCCAATAATCCAACCAATTGTTGCGCTAGAATTATTGGTCCAGGGGATAACGTATCCTGAATTGTTGTACCAAGATATGTTGTTAATCAATGTATAAGGCGGACTTGATTGATATTCGCTATCAACCGTCAACGAAAGGGTAGAAGGCGTGTTTACCGTCGCCTCAACCCCAAACTTCAACGCTTGCTTGTCCCTGATGGGGTCACCCAAGGGCCATAGGGCGCTCCTGAATGTTACATTCACACCAGCCGCCGTGTTTGCATACAACTTAATAAGGTTTGTGCCGCCCGTGCCGTAAATGGTGGTGACGCCGCCCACTTGGGCACCAGTAATGTTGGTCAACGTGCCTTGGCTGGTCATAAACCAACGCTTGTTGAAAAACACCGCCTGCACAGGCCGCGCACCCGCTACTGGATCATTATATGTAAATGACCAACACGCGCACAAGATGTTGTTGATAAGCACCTGACCACCGGAAACAGGCTGCGTAAAATCAATAAGCGGGAAAATGCCATCTAGAGCGTCCGACAACTTACTGGTTGTGGAGCCAACGAGGGCATAAATCCCGTACTCGTTCATAAAAACCACGGATCGGAAGTAGGCGTACAAGCCTTTTTTGAAACTCGTACCTACCGACGCCGACACGTTGGTGTTGGTAAAGACCGTCACCCCGTCCTGCCCAACGCGCACATCCGAGAACACGTTGATGCTATCCGCACCAAACACGTACAGAAAGTTGTTTGCTGATAGCAGCGCCACAATGTTCGTGTGCAGCGTCGAGTCGGTAATCAGAATATTGCCGGCGCTAACCGAGGCAAAGTCCGTGTAACTGTCCGCCGCCGAGTAAAAGACCGTGCGGCCTTGAGACACCCAAGTGCGCCCGCTAAAGGTCGCAACGTCTGTGTTGGCGTTAGTCGTAACCACTGCCTCGACAATCGCCCCAGAACCCGCGCCAGCCGACACGTTGGCCGTGGGCGCCGAGGTGTAGCCCGAGCCGTTATTGGTCATGATGACCTTAGTCACGGAACCGCCCGACACAATCGCCGTGCCCGCCGCGTTGGCCCCGCCGCCACCCGAGAACGTCACCGCGAACGAACTGGTGTACCCAGTGCCACCGCTTTTCACGATGCAACTCACGGTGCCCGTCGCAAAGGTCAGGCTGGACGCAATGGCCGCAGCGTTAGCGCCACCACCGCCGCTGATCGTAATAGTAGGCGGAGAGGTGTAACCAGAACCCGTTTCAGTGATGTTGATGCCGACAACGGTATTGGCCAGCACCACCGCAGACCCGGTTGCCTGCACCCCGCCCGTTTCGTTGGGCGCACTAAAAGACACCGAGGGCGTTGAGGTATAACCAGACCCCACATCGGTCATGCCATAGTCCGACACCGAGCCAATGCTAACTACGTTTGTGCCATCCCAGTTGAACAGTCCCTTGGACGGGTCAATAATCAGGATGCGCTCATTCTTCCACTGCGCAATACGCACGCCAGCCGCAGAAAACTTGCCCGAGTTGGCAACCGTGACCTTAGTCCCGTCGGTTGCGTTGTAAGCCTCCGCCCCGCCATTAGTGAAAAACGCAAAGATGTACTCTTTGTTGTTCACATTGGCGTCGTACAACGACTCAACAGTACCACTCCACACCAAGTTTGCGCTGGACACCTGGACGGTAGTTTGAGCCGGCACAGTTTTGACGTTGCCGTAACCGATAGGCTGTGCGTTCTCAAGCCAAGCGAACTCGTCCGAATCAATAGCCGTGCGGTTAGCTTGAGTATTTATCCCCTTAAAATTCTTGGAGATATGATACTGTTTGCGCTGCTCCGGCGACGCCATCAGAACACCCGCTTATATGACAAAAGAGCCGCTAAATTTCTCAGTCGGTCCGCAGAGGATAACTCAAATCCCAGGTCGCCACCAAGAAAAGGCACTGCGCGTTGATAAGCGGCATATAGATAAGGGTCGGGCTGTCCACCCGTTTTACTGATGCCGCCAGAAAATTGCCCGCCAGCAACCGGCAAATTCAAATTCAATCCATAAGTCGGGGCAAATTGCATGGCGCCTTGAGCGTCCGGGGTTGCAACCCCTTGATAACCCGCGTTCAAGCTAAGAGGCCCATAACCCAAATTGAGCGCAGGACGAACAACTGTGCTGCCAGCGCGCGAAGGGTCTTGTTGCGCCATTAACTGAGCGCCTAACCGAAAATTTTCGTCTAACGGAGCGCCAACACCTAACATCAGTCTATATAAGTTGTCTTCCCCTGGGGCATAGGGCCGCTCCACCGCAGTAAATTGACCACTAACAGGACCACCGCCAACAGGAACAGTAAAAGCCTCTTCAGGGGCGCGGCCTTTCTGTAGTTGCATTAACCGCAACATTTCAGTGTCTAAATCAAACCCTGCACTCGGTGTCGAGGCTGGTTGATCAAACACCTCAGTAGAATTGGACTGACTTTGTACGTCATCCGTTGGAGGGTCATCAAACCCAAATGTGGATTTATATGACTCGCTCATAATTAGTACGCCTGACTATACGGGGTCGGCATCCGGCGCGTCATCGTGCCAACAAGCACGCTCTGCACCTTCTTCATGTATTGCTGATTGAAAATCTCCGCCTCGCCATACGACTGCTCTTTGAACTTGGCCGTATAACACGCATAAAACGCAACAGGCGAAGTCCAAATATCAGGAATGGTATCGGTGTCCGTAGCGTTTACCAACGCCGTCGGCTCAATCACCGTGTCTAATTCCATCGTGTAAACTTCATCCGGCACAGGGCCAAGATAAAAGGTCTGTGGCCCGTACATGCTGTAAGCGACAGGGCGACCATAGTAATTCTGCCAATAACGCAACTGCGCATTGAAGTCCGTCCACGGCAAATAGCGGAGCGGAATGCGCGTGCTACCCCAATAGAGATTAAGGTTAATAATATCCATCGTTTGGTCACCCTGAGGCAGTGATGCAAACGTGTATGTCTCTTGATTGGTTACCGTGGCGCTAGTCTGGATCGTACGCAAGCACCCGGTATCACGCACCAGCTTGTTACGCGCGTCGTTGATGTAATCCGTTAATTCCTGATCCGACCAGAAATTAGCGTTTGCGTCATGCAGTAACCGCCGGCACTGCGTGATGTACTGCGCTAATGTAACAGCCATTCACGCACCTCATTGAATAGTAGCTGATGCTTCCACTCCCCTCCCCCGACGCGGTTGCGGCGCCGGAGGAGGTTGTGCGGAGTCCGTCGCTTCCGGGGACACAGAACGACGAACCGTGGGAGGCTCGGTTGTAATGACAAAATTCTCCAACCACGCCATCGCCTTAGGGATGTCATTGGTGGTTTTTGCCCAACCAAGCCTAATCACATGCGGTGTTTTATCCTCGACATTATACCCGAATATGTGACCAGCCACAAAAAGCGGTATTTGGACCGTTTTCCCTGGTTCAAAAACATACGCAATACCATCCCACCCATCGGTGAGAGACATAGCGCCTTCGTTGGTCACATAGACGGTATCGGTCATGCGTTCACCAAAAATCCAACAACGCGAATGTCGCAAGTACCACCGGAAACGGCAGTATTGACCTTTACGAACAACGCAGGCGCCGTAAACGCATCCGTTGCAGTTGCTGTGCTCAACGTCAAATCCTGCCACTTTGTTGTAGCAGCCGTCACGTTGGACAAAACAGTTGCGTTGGATATGTTGTTGGAGTTGTTGCCATCACTTGATGTGAGGACAATAACATTCGCCGTATTGATGGACTTGTTAGCGTTCATTACCGTAACGGCGCGAACAATATAACAACCCGTATTTGAGGTCAGACCACCAGACATGATCGGGATAGTCGCCACGGCATTACCCGTGGCAGACACCGACACGCCCTGCACTTGACCAATGACATAACGGTCAAAGTCAACCGCAGTTTCTGACCCAACTCTGTTGGCGTTTGCCATGCCTACTACTCCTTACGAGTTGTAGGTGCCGGAAGCCGCCTGCCCGCCGTTCACAGTGAGGAGCGTGACCGTCTGAGTGCCCGTGACCGCGTTAGCGCGCACGTTAAACCCATCAGAAATCAGCACCCCGCCAGTGTTGTTGGCGAGAAGAGTGGACCAGCTATTTGCGGTGCCCGTGTAGTTATTGACTTCAATCGTCACGTTCGCCGCCGGCAGCATCAGGTAGGTACCAGCCGGGATAAACTGCGCGCTGGACATCGCAGTGGCGTTACCCGCTCCGACGTTTGCAACGCTGACCGGCTGAAGATAACCACCGGACGTATTGGCCGAGGTGTTCGCAACGAGGATTTTGTTAAGGCCGAGAGCCATAGGTCAATCCTCCTTAAATCGTCAGGCTGTTGTAGCCGGTGACCTTAGTCATGGCTTTGGGCTTGGTATTCACCAATTCCGCAATCATGAGCACGGCACCAACATAACCAATCTGCCAGTTGGGCAAGGTGGACTCGAAGCCCGTGAACACAAACGAACCCTGGTCGTGAATATACAGCGACAGGTAGTTGGTGTTCAGGAAGTACACCGTGCCTTCGGGGCAGTACGGATCGGGGTAGATCGGCACACCAGCGACCATCAGGGCGCGGAAGCCGGACTGCGGGCCATTGGCATCGCCATCAAAGCCCGAACCCGGGGTAATGACGTACTGTTCCTGGCCAACATAATCCTGCGCAAGCAGGGTCCAAGTACCAAAGCCGCACACGCCAAAGGTCGGCACTTCAGCGCCGTTCTTCACCGTGCCGGAAATGTACTGGAGGACGTTCTGACGGGTCGGGTTCACCGAACCAGCCGCATACTGCTTCGACTTCCACCACGTGTAGGTCGAGCGATTGATGTTGCCGTAGGTCGCAGTGCCTGTACCATCATCAACCGCCGCTGGCAGACCAGTAAACTGCTGCGTGTTGGTCGTGTTGGTGTACAGCGCCGTCGCCATCGCATCCATCATGACGTTGGTCGCATCGTTCATGCGAGCCTCGATCAGCGGGATAATGGCGTGGTCTTGCTGCACCGCACCTTCCATGCCGAGGAACGGCACGGGGGCAATCATCAACTTGAGGTTAAACTCAGCATTGTAAGCGCCCTGCTGCACAGACGGCTGCGTGAAGGAGCCGCTGTAGTCAGACCACTGAGCGTTCACAAACTGAGAGCCTTGAACCGGCACAGTCACGGAGGACACACCACCCGTGGCCTGTTGGCTATTGGCAATAAGCGCCGCCATAAGCGGCGTGCTGTTGTAAATCTGTACAACCAGCTTCGGGATAAATGCGCGCCGAGTAACATAAGTCAACTCGGTGTACTGCGTACTACCCGTCGCCGGAAGAATACCACCACCGATAGGCATGGCTTATCTCCGAAGCAAAAATTACGTCCCCGTAGAAACGATCAAAGTCCGATAGGACGAGGATTTCTCCTCAACTCCATCAAAGCCTTGCTCGCCTCGTCTCTTGCCGCGTGTTGCGGGTTCTTCCAAAACGACGAAAGCGTGTTGCGCGCCGTGTCGTCCAGCACATTACGGCTAAACGTAGAAGGCGTCGGCTTCGCTTGCTCGTTCATCCACTTGTGGAAGTCCGCAGCGGTTTCATGATTCGTGATGCCGCGCTCAAGCATGATCTTTTCGACCTGCTCAATCTCCGACTCATCAGAAACTTTGCCTTTTTTGACCAGCGACTGACGACGCCGGTTCAATTCTTCCATGGCTTCCTTCTCGCGCAGCTTCTGCTCAAGCTGTTCCACGCGAGCGTGCGCCTGATTGGTCGCGGCATACACCGTGTCCTCGATCTCCAATTCAGGGATCGGTAGGTCAGGCGTCGCCTTCTTGGTCAGACGCAAAAACTCTTTGCGAGTTGCCGGATTTTCGGCTAGCCGACGCGCGAGTAGAGCCAATTCATCTCGCGCCTCAGGCGCCATATCTTCTAGAGAGGGCATGTCCCCGATTCCTTCTCTTAGATAACCTTCTTGCCGTCACCGGGCGGCTTAATGGCCATCTTGTTCTTGCTGCCAATCTTAGCAGCGGTAGAAAGACCACCCATCTCCGCATAACGCGGGGTGTTGATGATCTGACCGTTGGCTTGAGTGTTGTCTGTGGGCCGACGAACATGCGCGGCGCCACGCGGCTTGAAAAGGTCCATACTACTTCTCCTACATAGGCATGGCGCCGCCAGAAGGCGGCATTGGACCACCCGGAGGCGGCATTAAACCGCCAGCGGGCGGCATCGGCGGGGACGGCGGCGCTTGACCACCACCCGGCGCAAGCCCAGGGATCGGCGGAGCCGCCATCATTGCCCTGGCCTCAGGAGCGCCACCACCCAACTGCGGTAGGTTTTGGAGCAACTGAAGAATCTCGGCGTTTTTCAACTGGTCAACCTTGGCCTGACGCGGCTGAATCATGCCCGTCAACGCACGCACGGCTGACATAATCTTGTTGCCCTCAGGCGAATTGGAACCAATGGCCGGCAAAGACTGCTCCAACAAATCCAGCGCAAGACCAACATTGATCATCGCAGCTTCTTTGTCGCCCATCTTCGGCTCGGGCGTCATCATCGGAGCGCCCATCGGCGGGGTCACACCATCATTGGGCGGCGGGGCGGCAGGCATGGCATCAGCCGAAGCACCTTGGCTCCGTGCCATTAACGCCATCATGCGATCACTAGGACCAGCCATTCAAACCCTCCAACGACTAAGTAACAACCCATTAAGCAATTAGTCCAGAAAAAAGCAAACGAGGGGATATATTTACAACGTGCGTCCCCTCGGCGCACAGCGGAATCAACGGGTTCGCCCCGCAGATTAGTTACCGCTTCGCCTTACGACCACGACGACGCATGTCTAATCCTCCTTTCCGAACAGAGTGATGCCCCCGAAAAACTCATATTAGCGACGGGTCTTACGAGCCTTGCGCATCGCACGGTACATTTAAGATCACCCCCTTCAGTCACGGCTTAACCGCCGCGCACCCCTATCATTACCCATGGAACGTATCGCAGTCACGCGATATTGCAGGGAAGCCGGGGCCTCGGAACGGGCCAAATCTTTCTGCGTGTACCGGGGCTGATCACCCCTAAGGCTAGTAACCTTCTCCATCACGAGACCTTCTTCAAAGCCGGCGGAGCAGAAGGCTTGGCTTCCGGCGACTCAGCGCCCTTGGCTTCAGCCTTCTTCAACTTGTCCTTCAACAACTGTTTCATAGGAGGCTCTAACAAGTCAAGCAAACTCTCCTTGTCAATCGCCTGGGCCTTAAACAAGTTGAACGCCAAGGACCGCAAATCCTCCATGAAAATAGGGGAATTGCTGTGCGCATCTACCTTAACTACAAAGTCTTTTGTAAACTGTTGTGGGATAAAATCTATCCCATACTTGTCCCGATATGCAGTGGTATCGTCTTGTTGCATGACCTTGAGGTACAAGGTCGCCATCTTCTCCAGGGCGTCCTCAACAATCAAAGCGCGCTTCTTGGCGCGGGACGACCCCAGCCGCGCAAGTTGCGATGCGTGACTCTGAGAACGAACGCCCGACTCACCCCGCCCCGACAAGACCGAAGAAATGCCTGACGCCTCGGCAAACATGGCATCGATTTCATTTAATTCCCTAAACAAGTCCTGAGGCATATTGGGCGCCAAACGCTCAACCTTGGCATTGGGCATGTCAGACGCCAACAACCCGCCGGCACGGTTCAACGCAAAATTCTTCTCGTCCAAAATGCCGGTAAAACCCGTCAAAGCCGTGGGCGGACTGACTTGCTTCGAGAGCAAATCCAGAATCTCGGCCATCCGCTTATTTCGCATCTCCTGCAAATAAACCAAACGGCTAACCTCAGACTGACCCCAGTAATAGTCCGGCATCGGATTGGGGCAAATCTGGATAAACGGCAACTCGCCCTTAATGAACATGGACTCGTTAGCGCGGTCATAAATAACCACATCAGGCTCGGCAATCGTCACCACCTGATAGTCGTTAGTCTCGTCATTCCAGACATACAACTCCCGCATTTCAATGGTGTCTTCCGCCACCTGGGGCTTCATGCGGTTGTAGCCCGACAAATCCAAATTCACATTGCCGTAAATGGTCGGATCAACAGAATTGACGATGATCCTATTGATACCATTCGGCATATCCTGCGGCTGGTACTTCTGCTCCGTCACCCGGCGCATAATGTCCGCTCGCTTCGGGTGCGAATACAACCGCGCCGCCAAGTCAGAACGCGTGATGTAATACGTATGCACCATCGCCTCCTGGCGATCCGTGTACATAACGTCCTCACGCAACACACCAATCGCGCCCGGGTCCACCATGTAAGGGGTGATCGTATTCTTCCGGCGCACCAACTTGATGTAAGCAGTGTTGTAAACAAATGCCCAGGTCAGTCCAATGCCGAAGACCTGATCCGCATTTGAATTGTTCCACTCGTCATTCAACGCACTCGTCAGCACCGGAACCTTGGCGTGCTCCGCCTCATGCACCGACGCCCCTAGGCTAATGCTGAACCGCGTCGTGTCAGCCGAGTACATAAACGAGGTCAACTGATCAATGTGCGGGTAAATCTTGTTGTAGTGGGCCGGCGCATCCTCAGGCCCCGACCCAAACAAGTAATAACTCCGCAAGCTGGCATAGTCAGAACGCCGCTCGTCACGCGACACATAACACTTGTTGATCAAATCAAGGTAGAAAGTCTCGCGCGCTACGGCATCCGACGGAATAATCATGGCTTGATCTTCAGGTTCTCATGGTCTGCGATATAGGAAGCCGGCTTCGGCCCGGTCAACCTACCAGCATCCTTGGGGTTAAAGCCAACACTTTCTCCACGCACCGACCTGACCGCCTGACCAGACATGACCGAAGCCATGTTGTAACCCGCACCACCACCCCAAATCACGCCATTCGGACTCTGACGCGGCGGCGGCTGGTTGTTCCGAGTCAAATACCCCTCCTGATGCTCGCCTTCCCGGGTAGATTTCAGGTTGGTCATGTCAAAGTCCTTGGCCAGCCCCTTCAAAGTGCCGTCAGTGCCCTTTGTCCGGTCCGACATCAACGCCGGCGCCTGTAAATGTACAATCATGATGCCCTCAGAGCATCCATGCGGGCAA